ATTCAATAGTGCATACTCTGTTAGTTTGGCATCGGCACGCACGCCAGTTATCTTTTCCAGCTCGGTTGATAGCCCTTTAAGGTCAAGTAAAAGGTCGCGGTCGAAAGCCCTTTGAAGCTCTTTTCGTTTAGCGTTTTGTCTGCGCCACGACGCCTTCTTTTCGTTAGGGTTTATCAGATTGATAGACTTCCACGACTTCCCGTCGTCTTCCGGTGGCGCGTCGTCTGGGGGTGGCTCTGACTCTGCTGCTGGTTTCTTTGGGTCGTCTAGATTGCTCGGGTCAGCATTCGGGTCAACGGCAGCGAATCCACCCGCGAAGTCTTCGGGCACCATTCCAATAGAATTTCCAATGACAAAAACGTCCCATTCTTCCTTCGGTTCATATCCAACGGCCTGGCGCTTTTCATTTTGTGTCAGGAAGTTAGTGGCCTGCAAAGATGTGTATCTTTGCTCGCGTTTCCATTGCAGCGCTTCGACGTCGTCTTTGTCGTATTCTAAACATAGATTTTCACCAAAGATGGGCGCTAGCCAGCGGTTGAGCGAACCCATCGCACTATCCATGATTGGCAACACAGTCTCTTCATAAAAGGAAAGCCTAGCCTCACGATAGTTGTTGAATGTCTTGCTGCCTAAGCCCAAAAGCTCGGGTGGTATGCCGAAAGATATAGCAATGTCTGTGGCCGATATCTCTTTGCCTTTTGTATAGTCCACATCTTTTGGCGAAAGCGACATTTGCTGCCAAGTTATGCCGCCCTCTAAAAGCATGGGGCGCCCTGCGTTCTTTGCGCTTGAATAGCGTTCCTCAATACTTCTTTGCAGGTCTTTGAATTGTTCTTCGCTAAGTGTCCCGCCAGGGTTTGCATCAGTGACATTGACTTGAAGGACACCGCTTGGAGTCGCAGCATTTTGCAACAATGAAAGATTCCACGTCTGACCCGCAATGTTTTGATCTAGAGCCATCAGTGCAGCTTCCAATGCGCTCATCCCATACCAGTCATTTAGTGGATTGAACGTCTTCCAGTGCATAATGTCAGAGCGCATTTTGACACTATCAACTTCCCATTGGACTGATTGACCACCGCATGTGTATTGATAGGCCGCTGGATAGCCCCTTGGCCCCGGTATGACACGCATTCGGTCGGGCCTAACATTCCATAACTCTAGCGGTGTCGTAGTCCTAACGCCCCCGTGGTTCGCCTCAATGTATGAGTTACCGGCAAGGCAATAAAACGCCACCATGTTTTCAACAAAGTCAGCCGTTGATTGTAACGGGTTTGGTCTGCCCCAAAGTGCTAGCATTGGATGCGTGGTCAGCTCTTTTGGTTTCTTCGGGTTTGTTTTGTCGTAAAGGCAAAAGCTCATGCCTTTTGCAGCGGCAGCTATCATTGCCACCGAACGGTGGACTATGACATTTTTGCCATAACCAACCTTCGCAAAGCTTTCATAATTTGCCGGTGTGCTCTGTGGTTTTCCGATTTGTTGTATTGTGGCGACGGTCCTAGCTAGTGATTCTTTTCTTCTAAAAAGATCAAGTAAACCCATCTCTATAAACTCCTGATGCGCGGTTTGAACGTTGCGCGGGTCTGAAAATATTTGACCATCATGGATGTGGTGTCCACCATGTCGTCATGGGCGCCTCTTGGGAAGCGCTCATGCTCGTCTATAAAAGCCTCAATTAAATCGTAGGAAACCCCAGTCTCATCGTCACTCATAAGCTTGAAATTTGGCAAGAAACATTTACCAGCCTGCACGGTCGGGGTTGCTGCCGTGGCCCGAACTTCTTTGTCGCCTTTGGGCTCAAAAGGTATGACTGGAATAACGTCGTCTGGCAAACGCTGCAAATACTGGATAAGGGACTGGCCGGCAGACTTGTCTTCGATGACCACGGCATTTGGCCCGGTTGTTCTGTATTTGCCAATCGCTATTGCTTCCAACTGTGGCGCCGCGACCTTTCCCCTCCATATGTCCAGCAGATAATAAGCACCATCGGCCTTCGCCCACGTTGCGCACACAGTCCAATCGTTAGTGATGCCGGGCTTTTGCGCGCAATCCCAGAACTGCACTATCTCTGTGACGGTCGAAGGGAACTTGTCATAGCGTTTCCACCAGTCGCGCTTGAATAAGCCACCACTGGCGGGCTTGGGGTCTTGCTGAATTTGCGACTGGTATCCAATACTGCCCAGATCCATAAGCATCTGTGAGTGCTCTTTTTGGCCTTCACGCTCTGGATGCAGAAATTCACCGGCCTTGTATTCTTTCACTGTCTTTGAGCGTGGGAATGAAATGAAACGAGTGCTTTCACAATGTCCTTCGAGCTTTAGATGAACCCAGCTTTTGTCCTTTTCTAAAACATAGCCAGACAAATCATTTTCATGCAGGCGTTGCATGACGATAATTTCTACTGCCGTACGCTTGTCGTTCTTTCGGGTTGATAGGGTTTGATCTCGCCAAGTGTTTGCGCGGGTTCGAAGCTTTTCTGACGCCGCTTCCTTTGGGTTGATGGGGTCATCCACAATCAGAATGTCGCCACCTTCGCCCGTGCCCGCACCGCCAACCGATGTCGAAAACATTTGCCCACGATGGTTGTTTTTGTAAAAAGTCTTTTGGTCCGAGTCGTCAACCAGATGAAACTTGTCGCGCCAAGCCGCCTGAAACCATTGTGACCGAATCAAGTCCCGCCTATCGACCGAATGCTTTGTTGATAGTGACTCTGTATAGGCCGCGCAAAAGAATCTCAATTGTGGATTTTTTAGCCAGGCCCAAACTGGGAAACACACCGTGCATGAGATTGATTTAAGATTGCGCGGTGGCATGTTTATCAAAAGCTTTTTTATATCGCCCCAATAGCAGGCTTCCAGGTGCTCTGCGATGCAGTCAATGTGCCAGTTGTGCATGTATGGTCGCCCAGGCTCTAGAACTTTCCAAGACGAACGAATAAAATGCCCCAGACTTCTCTGACACTGATAGTAGTCATCAGCAATCTGATGCGCCATCAACTCTGATTCAAGCCTTAGGTTTTCCGAGTTGCTTGTTATAATCTGCAATTCGTCGTTTTCTTTCTTCTGGATCAAGCGCCATTAGTGTTTCAAGCAGCCCATTACCATGAGCGGAAACTTCCACAGATTTTCTTTTCGGATAAAGATAAGCGCAGGCCTTTTCGGCAGCGCTCAATTGAAGCTCTGGAGATATGACGTCAACCTCGACAACCTCACCAGACATGGTCATTTTTTTTATTCTCTCGCTCGGATATCCCAATCCAACCCAGTCGCGCTTTGCGTATAGCAATAAAATCTCAAAAGGGTCGACATCCAGGTCAAACGCCTTTTGTAGCAATTCCCGTGTGTCTTTATTTGGTATTCCCTTGCGTGAACCCGCCACTGTAGCACTCCCTAATACTGTTCCCTGCGTTGCATCAATATTATTGATGCCGATTTAAAACGATGTCAAACGTCAAATGTCAAATGTCAAATGTCAAATTAGTTTCCAAAGACTAGGCCTAGCGGGCTTTTAGCCTTGAGCCGCAGCATGGACAAACCTTTTCGCCCACGATTTTATAAACCAAACCCCGAATGGCGTCCGGCAAGTTTATTTTCTTCTTTGCCTTGGCCAAAATGGTTTTGTTGATTTGGACTGAATAGGCTTCGCTGGTCTTCGGCTTCAAGGTTTGCGTATCCTTCGCATTAGGCGACTCGATGAAAGTTTTGTTAGCCAAGACACCTTGGCCGTTTCTTTGTCTGGATAGTAAAGGCGCTTTGTCAAAAAGCCCACTTGCGATTGATGGACACTTTGCTTTGCCCATTGCCTCAACAAGCCAATTGCAGGCGGTGTGTTCGTGAATGGCGGATAATAACAAAACAATGGCTCTATACCCACTACAGGCGCGTCAGTCCAGTCTGTAGCCCAAAAAGGCTTTGTGCACTGCGCCGGGATGTCACCGTCAATCATGCCCCGCCCTTTAAGCATCCCAGCATTGGGCTTAAAAACGATTGGGGTGATCGAAAACGAGCGGGCCATGCATCCAGTAGGGGTCGACCATAAAAACGTGAAGGGGAGCTTCGTGAAGCGTTTATTCAGCACTTCACACGCAACCCACAACGGATGCAGGTTCGAAAACACCGCTTGAAATAGATGCTTTGCGTCAAGTGCCCGGTTGAACTGGTTTAGGATTTTCGCCATAGGCTCATATGCGCCGCGTGGCGGCAAGACGAATACGGCTTCAAAGTCGTTTTCCATCTTTAGTAGGATCTTTGGAAAGAAGTCCTGCGCCACTACTAGGTCAGCAACCCACGCGGTCAGATATGCGTTTTCTTTCAACGCCATCTCTAGCGAAAACCTGAATACATGCATTAGCACAGAATAGCGAAGATCAAACTTAGGCGTGTCGTCCCGCTCAAAATCTAAAATGAAAATCCTCAAATTGACCAGCGTACTAAGGCGCTTCATATTTGGATTCTTCAAACGCGCAACCAGTTCGTCCTTGGTGAACTTGTTTATGTCTTCCCCGTCTTTGATATCCATTATCAACGGCAAAGTCTCAGCGTCTGTGAATATCCCATAAGTGACGGCGTACCTTGAAACTATTGCCGGGATATTTGTTTCATCCAGGATTGAGCGCAAGTGATGGTCTAGAAAAATCTTTAGATAGATCGGACCATAGACCACATTTGTAATTAAATAATTTTGCACCTTAAAACCTCAACCGTGAATTTTCACTCGAAACAAAAACAGACCTTTGAAAAGATTGCAACTCAAAAGGTGGACTCGTCAGAAACCCAATCGTGCTTGTGTGCTTGTGTGTCAGCCACGTATTTGTTGGCCTTTGCCGTTATGTGGTCCTGCCAATACTTAAATTCAGCGCCTGGAATATCTGCCCCCTCATAGCGACCCAGCAAACTGTCGTCGCTATAGACTGTGATGTATAAAATATCAATTTCAAGCTCTTCAATGCTTGCCCGCGAAGCCTCGATAAGGGTTGGGTCCCTTTGATTGTTGTGCCAACGGCTAAGCGTCCCGCTAACGTTGGCTTTGCAAATTCTATCGCCGACTTCAAACCAAACCTGACTGAGTTCAAACTTTGCATATTGCTTCATCGGTAGCTTGATAGTCTTTTTTCACTATCACTTCAAGTCAAATTCTGACGGCTATACTCTTTTCAATATCCATAAACTGCTGGCCATCGACTAGGCACTGGTCAATTGCGTCCTTCCATGGCTTTGAGTTGTTTTTGAATAAATGGTAAATGCAACGCTTGTTTAAATCCTGGTTGTCTTTGAACAAACAAAATCGAAAGTCATGCTTAGAAACGAATCTGACCTTTGACTGACAACCGATGCATGGAAGGGTTTCTTCCGATGCCGTGATGTTTATCGTGAGCCCTTTTGAGCGCCTCAATTCACGGTGCTCAATACTCGTGATGTTGTGGCCAAAGATGACCGGCACGTTTGTTGTGCCCGCCATGTGAAGCAGTCCGTTGTCTAACCCAATCACAAACTTTGCCCCACGCATGATTTGCACGGCCTCTAGAATCGTGGTGCGTTCACGCAAATCAACGCCGCAATTCAGATTGTAGTTCAAAAACTTTGCTTGATAGTTTTCTGATAATTCGGCTTTGCCTAAAAAAACCGGCGTGAGACCCTTTGAAATTGCATACCGTACAAGCTCATTGAATCCATGCACCGGCATTTCACGGGCTTCGGTTGTTGAGCCCGGCGTGAATACGCAATAATTTGCTTTTGGATTTAGCTCTGGCCACTTCCACGGGCCTTCAAAATCTATCTCGACTAACTTGTTATATTCTTTCGGCGGCGGGTTTATGCAAATGTAGTAATGAAAACCCAAATCCAAAAGATGCGACCCGCACGCGTTCAAAAGCTGACTGCCGCGTTTTGGTGAGCACATGCCTGCGCCGCTTTCGTGAACCCTGTTTATTTCATCGCGATGCGCGACTTTCCAACCAGGATACTTTTCGAAAAGATGTTCTGCGACTTCCAGAAAAAGGCCAGAACAAAAAACACGCCCATCAACATGCGTGTAGTTTTCTGCGATGTATTTAATTGCAGAACACCAGTTGATGTAGTCGCCCATGCCGCCACCCTCAAGAACAAACGAATGCGGAATGGATACGGTTGACAAATTATTCCCATAGATTTTGGGATTCATCGGCACGTCACGGCCTTTATAGTTTACTAGTTTATCAAACTTTGCACTCTGACGACGGTCGCGAAACCAGTCCCTAATTCGACTTCCCAAACATTGCCCCCTTCTGACCACAGGTCGGCGTTATCAAAATCGTTCTTCAATGCGATAAATTCGTCAAACAAATCCGAATCGGTGTCCGGGTCGGGACGCTTTCCAAAAAGCAAAATGGCCAAAGTTGAAAAGGCGTCGAAGCGACTATAGGC